ATAAAGAGTTTGTTTCTAAAGTAACTAGTCCTGCTTCAAGTGATAAGGATGCTTTTGTTTCTCGCATTCAAGAACTAGAAGATGGTGGTCTAGAAATTCATCGTCTTCTTACTGGAGCAGTTGGCATTTCTGCAGAAGCGGGTGAGTTTATGGAAATTGTAAAGAAAATTATTTTCCAAGGTAAGCCTGCAAACGAAGATAACATTGAACATCTCAAGATTGAACTTGGTGATATTCTTTGGTATGTTGCACAAGCTTGTCTTGCTCTTGATATTTCGTTGGAAGAACTTACTGATATGAATATCAAAAAACTTTCTAAACGTTATCCAGAAGGGACATTTGATGCTTATTACTCAGAAAATCGAGCAGCAGATGATCGATAATTATTGTATTACATGTTTGAAGATTGGTGATAAATTTACTTCAGATTATGTAAACAAACTTTATACTATGGTGCGTCATCAAACTGATGCACCATTTTTCTGTTTTACTGATAATCCTGAAGGTATCATTGATGGAGTTAACGTAGTTTTAATTGATGTATCCGAATATTTAACTTGGAAAAATTGGTGGGCAGCATGGTATAAATTATTTTTGTTTGTTGCGCCAGAATTAAAGAAATTTGATAGAAAAATTTTCTTTGATTTGGATGTTATTATCCATGGAAATATTCAAGATATTTTAGAGCATAAAGATAACTTTTCATTAATCTATTCAAAATGGAAAGGAGTTATGCACAAAGTAAAATATCCTACTAAATCCATGTTTAATTCTAGTGTTATGGTTTGGAAAGATAATACTTCAATCTATGAATACTGGATGAAAGATCCTAAAGGATACGTTGAAAAATATCATGGTACAGATGATTTTTATCATAACGAAGAAATAGAAAGAACTCCTGTACCAAGTATTTGTTACTCATATCGTGATGGATGTAAGGCAAAACAAGAAAATAGTTTAGTCTTGCGCGAAGATCATGCATTAGCAATTCTTCATCAAAAACCTAAAAACCATGAATTAGATGTGTCCCAACATCCTATTATTGAATATTGGAACGGAAAGAAACCCCTTCTCTAAATATCTGGAGAGGGGTATTTTTATGGCAATCGATAAGGGAAAACAATTTGAATATGCTATTATGCTTGCTGCATATAGTAGAATTACTAATCCTACTCTTAGTGAACAAAATGAGATACGTAAGTTGTCTTTTCAACCTATTGATCAGGTAGTTCAAACTGCCGCTAACGAAATGATGAATAAAATTCAACCTTCTAATCCTCAACAATTCTATAAATCGTTTAGACAACTTGGCGGATCAAGTCCAGAACCAAAAACTGATGTTCTTTTTATGAGAGATGGTATAAAATATAGATGCTCAATGAAATGGGGGGATGCATATCAATTATCAAGTGCTGGAATTCAAGGAACAGTAAAAGTTTTGAATGATGTTCTTTTTAAAGTTGCAATGGAAGGGGGAATGGGAGCTTCTGAAGTAAAAAAGGTTGCAATGGTTTTAGATCAATTATCGCAAACTTTAGGAGAAGGTCCTAAAAAACAACCACAACCAGTTATGAAAGCAATCCTTGAGGAAGCAAAAAGATCTGGTGGATTAAATGAAAAACTTCAATCTATTTTAGGATCTAAAAAAAATCCAGAAGGTGATAAATTATTTTTAGCATTTAAAAGAGAACTTGTAAGAGAATCGTTAACTGGTGCAATGACTTTTGGTGTAGGTAATGATAAGACTGCCAATTACATTCTCAATGAAAAAGAATTGAAACCAATAAATGACAGATTGGTAAATGAAATTGCTGATAAAACTTATATTGATATTCGCTTAAAGGGACGTGGAACAGATCCTTCTGGCGTTAGATTAAATGAAGCTGTAATTAGAATTGAACCTGTAGTATGAACCAACTTATTGATGAACTAATAACTTCATATAAGTCTTTAAGGAAAAGAAAACAAATTATGAAGCGTGAAATTGAAGATTTTATGAGGTTTTATATTGCGTCTATTGAGAACTACAAAGAAGACAAGACTAAATATTTGCAGTATAAGACGCTAGGATTAGCGTTTATTGAGAAAAATAAAACTCAAATCTATCAGAAAATCAGTGAAGCAGTTCAACCAATTTATCCTAGAAGCAAGATCCACCCAAGCATCGCAGCAAGCAAAGCGTTTGGGGTTGGTAGGAAACGGGCATGGTGATTGGTACGATAAACAAGGATCACTAAAAGCTAAAACTGTAAAAGGTCAACTCAAGATGTTCACCCCAAGAGCGGGTGATAGTAAAGATGGAGAAAAATCTTCTCAGTCCAAAGCAAATACTGATGGTAGCACAACGAGTAAAACGAGTGGATCTGAAACTTCTACAACTGCTGCACGAACAGCAGACTACGAAAGACTGCAACAGGTAGTTCAAAATCAAAGAGCAAGACAAGAATTTGATGCAATGGCACGTAAAGAGCCATTGACGATTGCTTTTGATAAGTTTGATAATGATGAAGTCACTAATAATATCTTAGCAGCAGTAGAAGAAACTGCTCAAGGATTTCCTTATTATATTTTTCCCAGTAGAGATGCAGATATCGCTAGACTAAAAGAAACCTTTGGTGATGTCATTATTGATGATGCTAATGCAGAAACAATCTACGATGTCCTTCAATCCATTTATGAAAGTGGATACAACGCAATTAATATTATAGTTAGGAAAAGTAGAGCACAAGAGATTGCTAAACTTGCTTTAGAACAGAATGGGGAATTATATCGTTATATAATGATGAATATTATCCCTGTAGATGAAAGATCTATTAGAGAACAATATCTTGCAGGTGATATTTTCAAAGAAGGAGAACTTGTAGAAACTAAGAAATCTTCAGGAGTTATTATTAGACGTGGAGCAAATCATGTTATTTGCTTAGATGAGAATAATAATACATTTAGATCTTGGATTACTGAAATTAAATTAAATTATGATATTAACTGATGGTAAGATAGAAGTTGATTGGTTTGAAAAATTTTTCCAGACTGATAAAAAAAATATAGGATTATGGTTATCTGGAGGAACAGATTCAACACTTATATTATATTTTTTATGTAAATTTATATCTGAAACAGAAAGTTTTGATAGAAAAATATTTCCAATAATAGCGGTACAAACAGATAATGTTAATAGTAAATGTGAGGAAAAGACTTTACTAATAATTGATTTGATTAAAAAAATGTATCCAGAGGTATACATTAATAATCTTGAACGTATGACTTATAGTAGATCTCCTATAGAATTAACACGAGTTGTAAAGCAAATGAAATTAAGAATACGTAGTAAAATGTTTATTAAAAAACATAATCTTGATATTTTAATTCAAGGATCAACAATAAATCCAAGTGAAAATATTGGAAACTCATATGTTGCAAGAGATACTTATCGTGATAGTGCTCAATATGAGTATAAAGAACAATATCCTTGGTGGAATGTAGACAAAAAATTTACTGCTTTTCAATATCATAAGTATGATTTGATGAAAAATTTATTTCCATTAACTGAATCGTGTACTGAAGATATAAAAGAGCAACCATATCCTTGTAAAAAATGTTTTTGGTGTGAAGAAAAATATTGGGCATTTGGAATGTATGATGGGGGAATACAATAAATAAATACAGAAACGTATAAGTCTATCCAATGAACATCTGGGAACAGTCTTTTGATGATCTTCGTCGTCCTTACTTAGAGGAGAAGAATGACGGAAATCTAGCAAACAATTATCCTCCTTATGATAAGGTAACTAGAGGTGATGTCATTGCTGGTGCAACTGGTAAGGATCAGATGGGTGGCAAGAAAAAGAAAATGAAAAGTGAGGAACGCAAACTTGGTGGTGGCATGAAACCTGGTTCTGGATTGGGCGGTGGAAAGTTGGTATATCCAAAAGGTCAAGAACCAAAAGCAACTGGAGCAAAACCTGTAAAAGAAAATAAGCAAGCACACTCTAATTGGAGGTCTGATCTCGGTTTTTTTACTGAAGAGGACTGCGGAAGCGGTCCAATGAAACCTAAGAAGGGAATTAAAAACAAAGTAACGATCAATCCAGATCTAAAAACAGAGCAAGCTACAACTGGACCAGTAATGAAACCTGGTTCTGGATTGGGCGGTGGAAAGTTGGTATATCCAAAAGGTCAAGAACCAAAAGCAACTGGAGCAAAACCTGTAAAAGAAAATAAGCAAGCACACTATGAACCAGAAGGTGAAGAAATTTCTGAAAGAGAAATGACTTCTGGTGAGATGAAGAAAGAAAAAAATCTAAAGAAAAAATATGATAATTCTGGTATGAAAGCTTCGATGAAGAAGCAGTATGGTGCTGAGAAAGGAAAGCAAGTTTACTTTGCTACTATTCGTAAGCAAGCGATGGAGCAATTTGCTGGTAACTACGAAGGTCCTCTTTATGCACCACATCCTGATATTGAAGAAGCATATAAAGAAATTGATAGAGAAAAGGAAAATAAAATGTATCGTCGTGCAGGAAATCTAGCACGTACTGCACTTTCTTCAAAGGGTAAGAAGAAAGAAGATGCACAAAAGAAGTCTTCCAACATTGTAAGTGCAATCACTAGACAAAAAGAGAAGGAAAGATTTGATCGTATTGGACAATCACCAAAACATAATGAAGCAGTTGAAAATGAACTAGATTACTATCTCGGTGAAGCACTTAGACCAGCTTCTGAAAGAATGAAGAGAACTCAGACTGCTGCTGACAGAAAAAAACAAGAACAGCAAAGAGAAAAGAAGTCAAAATTAGAAGCAGAAGCAGATAAAATTCTTGCTGGATTCAGTAAGAAAGGAACTGGTACTGCAAAAACAAAAGCAGCATCAAAAGCATCTACTCCAGAGGCAAATAGAAAACTAAAGTCTGGACAAAAGAAAGATAATCTTGCAATGAAAGCTAACAAAGCGATGAGTGAGCAAGAAGATAAAATGCGTAAAGGAACTGACTATAGAGGAAGAGATTATGGTGGTGGACATGATGATAAACCCACTGTAAAAATTCCATTATCTGGGGTGATGCAAGGTGGTTGGATGGACAAAGAAAAGAAGAAAAAAGGAACTAAATAAAATAGGATAATATCCAACAAAATCTCGGAGGGTATCATGGGAGCAGTAGTTGCAGTGGTAAAACCACTTGTAATTTCAATCGCAACACATCCTGCTGTAAAGCAAATGGTTGTCGATCTTTTAACCAAGTATGTAAGAACAACCGACAACTCGATTGACGATGTTGTTCTTGCATTAGTTAAAGAGAAGCTATTCGCACCACAAGCATGATCACTTGCCTAGTTACAAACTGGGGATTTACGATCATACTTGGTCTGTTGCTATCATTATCTGAATGGTTAGCAAAGACAAAACGGTTTGAGCAGAATGGGATAATAGATTTTACTTCTCATTTGTTGAGAACCATACTAAAGAAGTAGCTAAATAAACTAACCTTGCCACAACTTCGGTTGTGGTATTTTTATAAATATTTCAAGCAAAACCGATAGGAAAAACTAAGATGGCAATTTGGGGAATTTCAACTCAAAGTGAGTATGCTGCTAATTATTATGCCATTCCTAAGCATCTAATTGATGTTGACAGAAATAGAACACCTCATAATTGCTTTGCAGATCAAAGAGGTTGGGTATACAGACATTACGGTGACAAGGTATACTCTGGTCTATCAACTTCATACTATGATGAAGTTCTAGTTCATGTTTCTGGTCTTGGTACTACAAGAGATCCAAACGGAAGCAGAATTACTGGACTAGGCGCTGCTACACCAGTTGCAGTTTTCTTTGAAGATCCAAACGTTGCATCACCAATCAGCATCGGTGCTGGTGGTACTAATAGAGTTGTTAGATCAGGCGTTGCAACAGGCATTGGAACCGCTACAGGATTTGTTCATGTTGTTTGGAATGAACCTGTTTTCTGCTCAGCAGGCGCTACTGTAAATATCAGAGCAACAACTGGTGCAGGAACTTCGTTTGTTGTTGGTACTGCTGTATCGATGACACCAAATGTACAAGTTCCAGTTTACTTCGGAACACGTACTGCAGGTTCTGATACTGGTTTTGGATACACCATGATGAAGAACTTCAATGGTCAGATTGGCAATAGAATTGCATTCCAATTCACAACCAATCTAGGTATTGGAACCATCCTAAACGTCCACGTTGCAGGTAATGTTGTAGGAACAATTACTGACTTCCAGAATTCAACTGCAGGAAAAACATTCACTTCTGACATGATTAGAAATGTCGGCGGTGCTGGAACATTCTTTGGTGGTGGTATCGCTGGAGTTAGCACATATCCTCATGCTGTAAGAGGCGTAGGCATCGGAACAACTACACTAACAATCAAATAATTATAAATGAGATTTGATGAATTGAATGAAGATAACCATCTTCTATTCGCTATAAAGCATTATGAAAATCCTCATGCTTCCACTATGGAAGAGTTTGAAGAGGATTTGAAACGCTTCAAATATATCAAGAGATTGCTAAAGAAATATCTTGAACAGAACGAACTAAGGCACCATTTAATCTTGAACCATTTGATTATTTGTTTCAATGTATTTGGTGAAGCAACGGTGCCTCTTTTGTTTTTCAAAATTGAAAAGGAATACTGGTCTTTAATCAAAACATTTTTGATGTTTTTAAATAGAATACCAGATTATCCTAAGTCAGGATTAGATGACATTCCAATTCATAATGAATGCAATCATATTCTCAATACAATCTGATGGACATCGAGCGCATAATAAATATTATTAGAGAAGAAATGATGAACACAGATCCTGGTAAAACAGGAGATCCTGGATTTAGTAGCAAAGCGAAAGATCCAGTCGCTGGTTTGGATCCTGTAATGGATTTGAGGCGTAAGTATGGTAGAAAATTGAATTTATTTTACCGTAAACGTCTGCAGGATATTAAAAATGTTAGGAAATCAAGAGGTAAAAAGTAAAGTTGCAGTATTAGAACAGAGATCTGATTATCAAGAGCATCTAATACAAAAAGTAGATGCTGCTATTCAGGTCATGAAAGAGGCAGTAGAGAATGTCTCAAAGATGTTAGCAGTCCATAATGAAAAATTAGATCAACATAACAAGACAGAAACTCTTATGGTCGAAATGATCAGAGGAGTAAAAGAAGATCTTGAAGCAGAAGATGTTGATTTAGGTGATCGTATCGATGCTGTTGATAGTAAGGTGGAAGAGCTAAAAAAGTTCAAGTGGATCGCGGTTGGGGTTGGATTGGCAGCTGGTTTTATTGTTACGACAATGGTATCACTTGCCTCAGGTATATTGACAGGCGAGAACATTCAGAGTAGAATGGATAACAAACCAGCGAATGTTAGATGATTTTTGTTGACCATAAGTACATTGGTCTGGTTTCTGCTCGCTTAGAAAAATTCGCCAAAAGAAAAGAAAATCTTTATACTTTTAGGTGTCCTTATTGTGGAGATTCTAAAAGGAATAAAAATAGGACCAGGGGATATTTCTATCAGCGGAAATCAGACTATAATTTTAAGTGTCATAACTGTGGAGTTTCAAAGTCTTTTACATATTTTCTAAAAGATATTGATCAGTCTTTATATGATCAATATGTTCTTGAACGGTATAAAGAAGGACTAACAGGCAGATCAACTAATACTCCAGAACCAAAGTTTGAGTTTAAACAACCCGTCTTTGCCAAGAAGACAAAGATAAATCTACCACAAGCATCAGAAAATCCAAGATCGAGTGATTACCTAAAAAAAAGAAAACTTAATCCTACAAAATTTTTCTACGCAGAAAAATTTAAGGAATTTACGAATACAGTCAAGCATACCTTTGATGATATTCGCAATGATCATGCGAGAATTATCATTCCTTTTTATAACGAAGAAAAGGAACTCATAGGTTTTCAAGGCAGAAGTCTTGATCCATGGGCACAACCTAAATATCTTACCGTCATGCTTGACGAGGATTTTCCCAAAGTTTATGGTCTTGATACAGTAAATAAAAGTGAAACAGTTTATATTACAGAGGGACCTTTTGACTCAACTTTCGTTCAAAACAGTATTGCAATGTGTGGCAGTGACTTTGTACTTGATAGGTTACTTTATCCTGATTGTACATTTGTTTACGACAACGAACCTAGAAACAAAGAAATCGTTAATCGAATATCAAAAACAATCGATAAAGGTGATAAAGTAATTATTTGGCCAACAAGTATTCAGCAGAAAGATATCAATGATATGGTGCTCGCTGGACTTAATGTTATGGATGTGTTAAAATCAAATACATACTCGGGTTTAGAAGCAAAAATTAAGTTTAACAACTGGAAGAAAATATGAGCAACGGAATAACAGTCAAAAAGCGAGACGGTTCTATTGAGAGATTGAACCTTGATAAACTACATGTAATGGTAGAAGAAGCTTGCAAAGATCTTGCTGGCGTTTCTGCATCACAGGTAGAAATCAATTCTGGTATTCAATTTTATGATGGTATCACTACTGCAGAGATCCAAGAAATTTTGATCCGTAGTGCTTCAGACTTGATTGATCTAGAAAATCCTAATTATCAATTTGTAGCAGCAAGATTACTTCTCTTTGCTATCAGAAAGCAACTATGTGGTAGAAGGGAAGAAATTATTGCACTCAAGGATCACATCAAAAGGTGTGTAGATTTGGGTGTATATGATGCAGAAGTTCTCACTAAATATACAGAAGCAGAGATTGATAAGATTGATACTTTCATCAATCATGATCGTGATTACTTGTTTACATATGCAGGTCTACGTCAAGTTGTAGATAAGTATCTTGTGCAAGATAGAAGTTCATCAAAGATCTTTGAACTACCTCAGTTCATGTATGCATTGATCTCAATGACGATCTTTGCAGAGTATCCACAAGAAACCAGACTATCATATGTCAAACGATACTACGACGCAATCAGCAAGCACAGGATCAACATTCCTACCCCCATTATGGCAGGCGTTAGGACGCCACTTAGACAATTCGCTAGCTGTGTTCTTGTTGATGTTGATGACACCCTCGATAGCATCTTTAGCAGTGATATGGCTATTGGCAGATACGTTGCACAAAGGGCGGGTATCGGTATCAACGCAGGTCGCATCCGTGGCATCAACAGCAAAATTAGAGGTGGGGAAGTATCTCACACTGGAGTTGTACCGTTTCTCAAAAAGTTTGAAGCAACTGTCCGTTGTTGCACGCAAAATGGTATACGAGGAGGAAGCGCGACAGTCCACTTCCCAATCTGGCACCAAGAAATCCAAGACATTATAGTACTAAAAAATAACAAAGGAACCGAAGATAATCGTGTTCGTAAACTAGATTACTCAATTCAAATCAGTAAGATTTTTTATGAAAGATTTATTCAAGATGGTGAGATCACGTTGTTCTCTCCACATGATGTACCTGGATTGTATGATCGCTTTGGATACCCTGAGTTTGACGATATCTATGTACAATATGAGAACGATCCGTCCATTCCGAAAAAGACTGTCAAAGCGCAAGAACTCATTCTTGATCTCCTCAAAGAACGTGCTGAGACAGGTCGTATCTACATCATGAATATTGACCATTGCAATTCTCATTCATCCTTCAAGGATAAAGTTGAGATGAGCAATCTGTGTCAAGAAATTACTCTTCCTACCAAACCACTTCAGCATATCGATGCAGAAAATGGCGAGATTGCATTATGCATTTTATCGGCTGTGAATGTTGGTAAGGTTAAGTCTGATGAGGAGTTAGAAAATCTTTGTGACTTGTCTGTACGTGCTCTTGATGAACTGATTGATTATCAGCAATATCCAATTATTGCCGCTGAGATTGGAACTAAAGCACGTCGTTCTCTTGGGATTGGATTTATTGGTTTAGCACATTATCTTGCTAAACTTGGTTGTAAGTATGATAGTCAAGAAGCATGGGATGCTATTCACGGACTTTCTGAAAGTTTCCAATACTTCCTATTGAAGTCTTCTAATCAACTTGCAAAAGAAAAAGGAGCATGTTCAGCATTCCAGAATACTAAGTATGCAGATGGCATTCTGCCAATCGATACATATAAGAAGGATGTAGATGAAATCACTTCTATTTCTTTAGAGCATGATTGGGAAACTCTTAGAACATCCATCGTGGAACACGGTCTCAGGCACTCAACACTGTCCGCACAGATGCCATCGGAGAGCAGTTCCGTTGTGTCAAACGCAACGAACGGTATCGAACCACCTAGAGATTACCTGTCCGTTAAGAAATCTAAGAAGGGACCACTCAAGCAAATCGTTCCTCAGTACCATACGCTTAAAAACAATTATACGCTTCTGTGGGATATGCCTAGCAACCGTGGTTATATTAACACTGTTGCTGTGATGCAGAAGTTTTTTGACCAAGCAATTTCTGGAAACTGGTCTTATAATCCACAAAACTATTCTGACAATGAAGTTCCAGTGTCTGTTATGGCACAAGACTTTTTGACTACATATAAGTATGGGTGGAAAACAAGTTATTATCAGAACACTTATGATAACAAGAGCGACGAAATAGATCATAAGCCTGATATCAAATCACTAGTATCTGAACTACTGAATACCAATGAAGAAGAAGACTGCGAATCGTGTAAAATCTAATAAATTTAGGATCAACCCACCGCAACCCACAAAAATGGCCATCGACGGAATGACCGTTTTTAATGATGCTCAAGTTGATACAAAAAAAGAACCAATGTTTTTTGGACAACCATTAGGTATCCAAAGATACGATAGCTACAAATACCCAGTATTTGAAAAACTAACCAATCAACAACTTAGTTATTTCTGGCGTCCAGAAGAAGTATCCTTGCAAAAGGATCGTAGCGACTACCAGACACTAAGAGACGAACAAAAACATATCTTTACTTCTAATTTAAAGTATCAAGTTCTTCTTGATAGTGTTCAGGGTCGTGGACCTAGTATGGCATTTGCACCATACTGCTCATTACCAGAACTAGAAGGTGCTATGAAGGTATGGGAATTTATGGAGATGATCCATAGTCGTTCTTATACTTACATTATCAAGAATGTTTATTCGGATCCTTCTGAAGTCTTTGATACAATCTTAGATGATCAAAAGATTTTGGATCGTGCTAAAAGTGTAACCGAATCTTATAATGATTTTATCAATGCTGCTCATGCATATGATAGTGGTAATCAGTGGAAGTTTGTGAGTGAGGGTGTACCTTCTGCTAGAAATGAACTTTACGAACTAAAGCGTAAACTTTATAGAGCAGTTGCTAATGTTAACATCCTTGAAGGTATTCGCTTTTATGTTTCGTTTGCATGTTCATTTGCTTTTGGTGAACTAAAAGTAATGGAAGGATCTGCAAAGATTATTTCCCTAATTGCTAGAGATGAAAATCAGCATCTTGTACTTACTCAAAACATTTTGAATAAGTGGAAAGAAGGTGATGATGCTGATATGCAACAGATTGCAAAAGAGGAAGAAGAAAACATTGTTGCAATGTTTAGAAAGGCAGTTGATCAAGAAAAGGAATGGGCAGATTATCTATTCCAAGATGGATCAATGATTGGTCTGAACCAAAAACTCCTTAGTTCTTATGTTGAATGGATTGCTAATCGTCGTATGAAGGCGATTGGACTGAAACCAATCTATGATATTTCTTCTAAGAACAATCCACTTCCTTGGACTGAGCACTGGATTTCTTCTAAGGGTCTTCAAGTTGCTCCACAAGAAACAGAAGTAGAAAGTTACTTAGTTGGTGGCATTAAGCAAGACATGAAGAAAGATACATTTGCTGGATTTCAATTGTGAATATTAAGTTGGGAAATCAGGGATTTTATATAAGAAATTTAGATAAAATCCATGAATTCTATGATAATAAAGTGATTGATTTAATTTATAATGGCACATGTTATGGAAATATTGATACTTATAAAGAATTAATTAAAGACTGTGTTGTTTTGGATTTGGGGTCTCATATTGGATGTATGGCAAAAAAATTTTTTGACTGTGGAGCAAAAAAAGTAATTTGCGTTGAACCTAATCCTGATCTCATAGAGTGCTTAAAAAATAATTTTAAAGATTTGGATGAAGATAAAATCCTAATACTTCAAGCGGCAGTAAATGATAGTGATAATAATGTAATTTTTTATAAATCTAATATAGATCCTTCAATTAGTACTATTGTACATGATAATATTAAAGAACGAAAATCAAAATTATTATACTATAATACAACAAATAAAAATATTTTTTTAAGTCAAACATTTGAAGAAATATTAGTTAATTGCTATTCGTTTCATACTTTATTAAAAAAATATC